TATCCGTTGCTTCTTGGCATTGATATTGGCGTAGAGTCCTTGCTTCATTTCATCTTCTTCTTAGGCTTGGACATTCCCGCCTCAGACAAAGCAATGGCAACTGCCTGTTTAGGATTCTTAACTACCTTGCCGCCCTTGCCTGAATGCAAAGTACCTTCCTTGAATTCACCCATGACTTTCTTAATCTTTTTTTGTGATTTAGTCATCTTCATAGGGTTTCTCCTTAGTACAGGATTTTGGCAGTGATTGAACCTGAAGTCCAAGCAGTGACGTTTGCTCTCAAATACTTGGGAGCATTAGCTAAAGTAACAAATCCATCAGCAGTCAAGGCAGTGCCAATAGTGCTGAAAGTTGTGCCATCAAGACTACCTTGCAGTGCAACAGTAGCAGTTGTGATGCCTGTGACATGGAGAATAGCTGGTTGACCAGCATCAGCCTGAACAGCCTTAGATGCACCTGTAGCGCCAACAGCACTAAGTAAGGTGACGGGAGTGGTTAAAGATGCCATTATTTACCTCTTGAAGATTTCTTCATCATGTTGGTAGCAGTCCTGCCACCACGCATAGGCATAGCCTTCTTTGGCTTACCAATGGCAACCATGATAGTTACAGGGATACCCTTTTTCTTGCCGTACTCTTTGGCTTCTTTCTCGCCTTTTTCAGAGTAGGGAAACTTCTTTTTTCCGACCATAGGCATAGTATTCTCCTTATTTCCAGACACGATCAGCAATAAAGGTAACGATACCGCCCATGAATGAAGCGATTGTCATACCCATCCAAAAACCACCTTTGCCCTTATTGGCAAGTTCAAGCAATGCTTTTACGTCAGCACTAAGTGAGTGCATCTCCTTTTGGAGAGCCTCGACTTGAGCCTCTAATTTGCCAAATTCTCTGGCATCAATATCAGACATTTGCAACCTTTCTTGGTCTTCCCATACGCTTAATTGATGGAATGACAGGCGCAAATGCGGTATCTGTTCTAGTCTCTGATTCTACAGACTCTATGGTTACTTCTGGCTCATCTACCCTAACATAACCCTGATGACCCTTCATGGAGTCAATGTCATGCTGGAGGGTAAAAGTTACACAATTACCCGACTGTAAACAACGAAAAGTAGCCATAAAACCCCTTAAATGAGAAAGGGGGGACTAGCCCCCCTATCATTAAACTACAGCACGACCAATGATAAGTTGTAATGTAGTTGAAGCCAAATCAACTGAACCTGCTGTTGGGTTATAGGTCACGATAGTTACTGTGTTGGCGGCTGAAACATAGGCTCTACGAACCAATCCAGCTTCACTTACACCAACTGACATACCAAGAACCATGTCACCCAAAGCCACTCCTGCAACAGTTACTGTGTCTGTAGCTGTAGCTGTAGTAGCGACTGAGCCGCTATCTAAAGTACATGAAACATCCCAAGTATCTGTAAACAGACCACGAAATTGGTCATTGCCCCTGCGGGAAACGACTGCTGTTGCTGATGCCATTTTGATTTCTCCTAATTAGGTTAAAAAAGTCCCCCCACCGCTATTGCTAGAGATGGAGGGGACAACTGCAATTAGCTAGGAACAACCAAAGCGAACATGGATGAGGACTTAGCCGCACCCACAGAAGCGGCATTACGCAAAGCGGCAACGCCATACAAAGTGTCAGATGTAAACAGAGTAGCCAAATACTCTTGTTTGTACTGAACTTGTGAGCGAACACCAACTTGCTCAACCAGAACCATAGAGTCCTTGTGACCCATCAAGCAGACACGGGCAATCGCACTACCGCTAGTTGGGAAAGCGGCAGTAGCAGATGCAGAGTCAGCATTGCTGGAAGTGAACACAGGGATACCATACAGGTTACCGATTTCACCATTGCGGATGGCATCGCCATTACCGACAAATGCTTGTTCGGTGTAGCGAGCCAGACCCATCAGGGTGTTGCGGCTTGAGGGAGGAATCAGGAAGAAACGATTGTCCATAGGAGTATCGTTGTCATCCAAACGCTGAATGGTGCGGCGAATAGCGGCATCAGTCAGAGCAGACGCATTACCAGTGTTGGTGTTTGCGGTGTAGTCAAAGGTAGTTGTTCCGTCACCGCCGATGAAAGCAGAGCCGTACTGAGCGCCAGTAGAACCACCATTAGCCAAACGACCAAGCTGAACCAAGTCGGTATCAACTTGACGAGACAAGGCGTAACCAGCATCAGAGGTGTAGAACTGACGCATAGAGTTCAAAGCCTGTGCCTCAACGATGTCTTCAATCAAGCGGCTATATTCATAGTGCTTGTTGATAGACACAGTGACTTCAGACTCAGTAGCGGCAATCAAAGTGACTGCTGTTTCTGCGGCTTTAGCAGAAGCTGAACCACGGGTAGGTGCAGGAATGTGAACAGTGTCACCTTTCTTGCCCTTGAAGTTCATCTTCATAACCAAGTTAGCTAAAACGAGGTTTTTCTTGTAAGCCGCAACGATTTCATCTGACCAAATATCAGGGATGAATTTGTCAGCAGTTGTTACTGTGACCGAGTTTGTAGGGGAAAATGATGTTGCCATTTGTGTACTCCAATAAAATCAAAAGTTAAGTTATTTAACCCTGCCCTCTGCGTATGCTTGCATGATCTCATCACTCAAGGCATCGTAGCGGTTTGGGTCAGTCATCTTCAGCCGAATAAGGTCTGCCCTGCGATAGACTCTCTTTCCAGATTCTCCACTGCCACCTACATCAACTGTCGCCGCCTTAAGGTTTGACTTGCGCTGAGTTTCCCCTGCATCATTAGTCTGTTTAGCCTTAACGCCCTTCAACTGCTTATAGGTACTCAGCAATTCATTAGCACTGTCATAGTCAAACTCACCATCAGCTTTAGCGTACAAACCAATGCGAATAGGTGAAGATTTCACCCAATTTGCAAAGTCTGGGTCTTGAACAATCTGACCAAAATCAGGGTGTTCTGCCGCTAACTTTTGCTGAATTTGCATCTTTTTGAACTCTTGACCAGCTTGTCTAGCCGCAAGTACATCAGGATGGTTATCAACAGTCTTACGAACCGCCGCCTGTGGATTCTCAAAGAAATCTACTTCAGGTTCTTCCTCTTTAATAGGTTGAGTCTTACCCGCAAGATTTTGCTTAATGAGTTCATCTGCTAATTTGCGTACTTCACCAACTTCTTGAGCCTGTTTACCAATCAGCTTCTCAGCCTCTTGGTGCATCTTGATAATGTCTGACAGTTCTTTGCCCCGATACTTGTCGGGAATGTCATTACTTATCGGCTCAACACTGGTTTCAAGTTTCTGCTTTTCAACAGTCTCTAACTCACCTAACATCTCATCTGGGTTATCTATCAACATATTTTTCCTTTTTCCTGCCACTTTTGGGTTCTAGGATACACAACGGCATAAATGCTTATGTTGCGGTTTTACGCTCTTGCACTAACTTATCACGATGTTTCTTGTCAAATTTCATCCATGAAGATGGAAAATGACCCGACCAACCTTCCAAGTTAATGCTTGGAGCAGAGATTGTGCGATTGGCTGTACCACCGCACTCACACTGAGTTTCCTGCGCCTCATAATCGCAGTACCTCTCAATTCTGTGTCCACTTTCGCAGACAAATTCATACATTCTTTTCATTCAATTCCTCGTAGGCTCGTTCACTGACCTCTTTCAAGGTTTTCAGCCAAGTCAAGATGGAAAGTTCACCTTTTTTGAACATTAAGGTCTTTTCATCAGGAATAACGCTAAGATTATTGAGCGACTCTATCATATTGTCAATATCTATGCACAATTCCTTCCAACCTTCCATGCCCATCATTTCAAAACGGGATTCGTAATACTTTTGTAGTTCTGGGGTCATGGCATTGCCGCTTTAATTTCTTCAACTGTAGAAGCCGCATCTATTGCTGTTTGCATAGTTGCGTACTTGGCTCTAATTACAACCCTAGCGTCTTCCGCACCATCAGTTTGATTTGGAATTTGCTTGGCAATAGCTTCATCATAAGGCTTGAATTCTTCTGACCGAGCCTCACGGCGTTTATCGTGAGCAATAGATTTAGCTTTGTCAATATTGATAGTAATCACTCAGAATACTCCCATGCGTTGCGGAATGTTCGGTCTGTTGGAATGTCAGCAACGTCAATAATCTTAAAAGGCTTGCCAGCAGGCACATCCTTGGCGGCAATTTCTTCAATGCTCATTGTCTCAAGTGCCTCTGGTGTTGGAATGATGACTGCCACGCCGCCATCGTCTGTTGGGTAAATGATTCTTTTCATAGTTATCCTCTAGCGGAAAATTGAAACTGAAACGTATGCCAAATCAGTTACGCCCCCACCACCGAATTTAGTTTGTAAACGAAATGCTGATGCTGTTGGACTTGCGTTAAGTGATGCGGCTACTACATTTGGCGCTGTACCAACAGTGGTACTGTAATTTTGAGTTGTTCCATTAAAAGCATAATTTGCATCAGCCATAGCAGTTGAAAAGTTGACTGTGTAGTCACCAGTATTATTATCAGTAATGCTGGAAACATTACCACTTCCACGAATTGCAACAGTACCCGTTCCATCAAAACTTACCCATGCACGACACATATATAAAGGAGCAGTTCCTGAAACAGTTGCAACTTGTGCTGAATTTATTGTTGGAGTTGTAAGCGTTGGCGATGTTCCTAGAACAACTGAGCCAGAACCAGTTGATGTTGTTACACCTGTTCCACCATTTGCAACTGGCAAAGCAGTACCAGATAGACTAATTGCCAATGTTCCACTTGTAGTAATTGGTGAACCAGTTACCGACAAAAAGGCTGGAACTGTGGCGGCAACGCTTGTAACAGTACCAGTTGCAGTTGATGCTATTGAAATAGAACCATTACCATTTGTAATTGCTATTCCTGTACCAGCAGTTAATGTTGCTTTTGTGAGCGTATTACCAGTTGTATTACCAATGAGAAGTTGTCCATTGGTATAACTTGTTTGACCAGTTCCACCATTTGCAACAGCAACAGTACCTGTAACATTAGATGCAGTACCAGTAGTATTCTGATTCAGTGTAGGAATATCAGCGGCAACAATTGCTCTGAATGTTGGTGCGCCAGCAGAGCCATTAGGAGCGGCTAAAACATAGTTTGCAGTTTTAGACGCATAAGGGTTTTGAGTGTCACCATATCCACTAGCCAATGAAATAGCTGGAGTAGTACCACCACTAGACGCAACAGGTGAAGTACCAGTTACAGATGTAACAGTACCTGTGAAAGCATCATTAGAGGTAATCGTGAAGTTAGGATAAGTCCCACTAATTGAGGTAGTACCCGCACCAGTTAAAGCAACAGTTTGGTCAGGCGCAGAATTGGTGATAGTGATAGAGCCAGCGCCCTCTGTGATGCTGATGCCAGTGCCATCAGTCAGTGTGTTCTTTTCCCACAAAGATGTAGAAGCGTTATAGATCAACACTTGACCATTGCTAGGAGACTGAGCAGACACATTGTGTAACTCATCCATCTCATAGCCGTTTTGCACCTTAACAAGTAACTTACCTTGAGTTGGGTGAGCATGGGCAACAACAGCCACATAAACCAAATGGTTAGGCGCATAAGGCTTAGTAGCAGTCAAAGTTCCTGCTGTAGTTGGGCTTAGATAAAGTTGCGCTCCATCGGTGTATGCTGATGTATTGAGATTCTGAATCAAACCAATGATGGTTACATAACCATTTGAGTTATTAGATATATCAGCGGTAATCAAACCTAATGTTTGGGCTGAATTTGTGTCGTTGTTTGCTTGTGCTTTGGTTACAGTTGGAAGTTGTCCTGTAGCACCAGAGATATAGACCGCTGTACCTTTGGTAAGGGTTGCACCAGTAGAGTTTCTAACTTGCTCAACAAGAACTGAAGCAGGAGAAGTTTGCGATACTGCAAGATCAACAGTTGAACCTGTAGTTGTAACAACAATACTTCCATCAGCAGAAGTGATTGACTGCACTAAGTCAGATTGGTCAATCTTTTGCCAAACTGTGCCATTAAACAGCAACCAATCGCCAATCTGCCAATCTGTAATGCCGTTCAGGTTGGTTGAACCAGCAGTAGCAACAATGTAATAGTAGCCATTAACGCCAGTGCTACTCGCCAATGTTGGTGTATTTGTTGTTGCGTTCCAAGTACCTTGATAACTTAAACCACCACCAGCAATAGATGCCCACGAAAGAGCAGTTCCATTGGTAGTTAGATACTTACCTGAGTTTCCTGTCTGACTAGGAATCAGGTTAGTGATTTGGGTCTGTAAAGAAGCTAGAGTATCAAGTACAGACTGAGAAGTGCCGCCACCATTAGTAATGACTTTGATGCGTTCAGCAAGATCAGGAGCAACAACCTCCCCAACATTAAGTTCAATCCCACTAGACAGAGTAATGATAAGTGAACCATCAAAATCAATACGAGCATTGGAGACAGAAACACCATCAACACCATCAACTCCGTCACGCCCATCCTGACCACGTTCACCTTTATCGCCTCTTGCGCCATCTTTGCCGTTTCTTCCATCTTTTCCATCACGACCATCCTTCCCGTCAATACCATCACGACCATCTTGGATAGAAGCAACACGCTTTTCAATGGAGTTTCCTACATCATCAAAGCGGGAACGAATGTCGGACTCAATCTTCTTCAGTGCTTGAACAACAAGATCAACATTCTCACCAATCTTGCGTTTCTGCACTTCTTTGGCTTGAGCAACAGAAGAACGAACAGAATCCAAAACAGCCATCTGCTGTTCAGGAGTCATATTCTTGAGAATTAACTCTTTGGCTAGGTTTTCTACATCCATTATTCAGTACCAGTTTGAGCAGAACTTAATTGCTTGGTAAGTTGGTTCAAGAAGTCTTCTTCCATGCCTGAAATCTTGTTGTTTTTCTCAGC